AGCCAGTGCCATCGTGTGTGTTGAGTGCAGTAACGTAACGTTTAACGTCACTGTTGCCAATAAACTCGCTTGGCAGTTCTATCTGGTAAAATACCTTGCTACCGTTTTTAAGAGTGCCACCGTTCACTACGTTTAATTCCAGCATATCGGTAGCCTGTACCAGCATCTCCACAAGGCTACTGTTTTGCATTGGCTCATAACGTTGCTTAACTGTTCCAAGCCACTTGTTATCCGTGTTACGGAAAATGCCAAAACTTTCCGTTTGTACCAGTGTGTTATCTGGGTTCACTGCGTACAGTGGTTGCTTAACTACTGACCAGTTGGTTTTGGTTGCCTCTAAAATCTCAAAGGTCTTGTCTTGTACTGTTGCGTTTGGGTTTGTTGTTAAATTTTTCATTTTGGTTTGGGTTTTAAATGGTTTTAGTTGTTGTTTGGTTTGACAAATGTACAACGTTTAACGTTACTTGCAACAGTTAACTAAAAATAATTTTGGGTAATTATGCTAACTTGCTGATTTACCGTTAAATAATTTTACTTTAAGCCTAAAAATAACGGTTATTTTTATTGGTTTAGTGAGGGTTTTACCCCCCATTTAAACCTCTCTGGCTTCCTGTTTCTGCTTAATTGCCGTACTTTTTAGCCAGTTTGCTTAACTCATACACGGCATAGGTGAACACCAGCAAACCTGTAACGTAGTGGCACTGCTCTAACAGAGCGAATGCCACGTATGACGCAAGTAACCCCCTCATTTGTTACCTCCCTCTGTTACCACGTATAACAATTGGTCGTTATCGTCATAGACGTAATGGTAGTAGTTGCCGTTAACGTCTGTGTTGAACTCTCCCCAGCAATCTTTAGAGTAGCCAGTAATCGGACAAGTCCACTCCATTACACCTTGGTAACTTAAATGCCTATGTGTACCTGTTACCTGTGGCACTAACACGTTATCTATGTCTGTTAATAACTGCTCTGCAGTGAACTGGTCACCGTCTGGGTCTGCCAATAGTGTACGTGTGCGTTTAAGTAGGTTAATTAAAACGGTTACTTGTTTCTGGTGCATTAGCACGGTGTTGTTTTGTTGTTTCATTTTGGTATGTTTTTAGTTGGTTTATTTGCTGGTTACAGTTAATTGTCTGTTATACTTGAATCCTTTTACCTCATTAAGTTTAAATTCTATTGGTTCATTTTCGCCCATTATCTCTACAAGGCACGTAACACGGTCGTTAACCATTTCTACCACTTCTAACCAGTGTCCGTTTAATTCAAACCAATTGGATTTGGTTTCTACTTGTGCGTATATTTTTTTAGTTGTGTTTTCCATTGTTTTAGTTGTTTTGGTTTAAGGTTTAAATGGGGAGGGTTGCCCCTCCCCTGTTGGGTTTATTATTTAACGTATGGAATGCCTAAACGTGTGGCAGATATATTCATTTCCTTTGCCCTTTTAACGTTTTCCATTACCTCGCTATAAACTTCGTATAAATTAGATAATTGCTTACCGTTTGTTTGTGGAATAGCCTTGTATTTAAGGCTTACACTAACCATATTGCAAATAGAGTAGTAATTATTCCCCTCAATGTATAATACAAGGTATTTATCAACAGTAAACTGGTAACTTGTTATGCCGTTAATGTTTATTACTTCCATATCTGGCATTGTGTTGGTTGTTGTTTGGTTGGTTGTCATTTTGTTTAGTTTTAGTTGTTAGTATTGTTTGGTTTGGTTTGACAAATGTACAACGTTAAACGTTACATACAACAGTTAACAGTAAATTATTTTTAGAAAACTACCTAACTTGTTGATTTTGTGCGAAATAATTTTACTTTAACCACTAAAAATAACGGTTAATTATCCAGTAAACCTAAACTTTTACTACTTCCCAAGCCACGTAAACGCACTTATTACGGCTATCCCAAGTGTCTAACAGTACCCCATTATCCAGACAGGCTACGTGCTTTGCCATTCGTAGTATGTAAACCTTATCCGTGGGCATAGTGTGAGCCGTCATACGTTTTTTGCCTTTGGTTGCTGGGTAGTAATGCCTCTGGTGTATAAAACCAAGGTCTGTTAGTGTTTGCTCCATTTGGTAAACCCAGTGCGTTTTACTACTGCCTCGTGTCGCTCTCCAGCCGTGTTGGTATAGTAACTGGTGGACTTGGCTATAAGGCTTACCTGTTGCCAATGCTATGGCTCGTATCATACAGTCCCTGTTAGATTTTATGTCAGTGGACTCCTTTGGTTGTGTTATCTGTAGTGTTGCCATTGGTTTGCTTTTTTAACGGTCTGTCCAGTCTTCAGTTATGCTAAACTTTATCCCTTGCTCTGCCCATAAACCAAGTTTAGTACTTATGTGGGTTTTAAGTTCTGCCTTTGACAGTCCACGTAGTGTGGTATGTAGTTCCTCACCTGTTACCCATACAGAGTAAGTTAGTGCGTAAAGTTTTTTAGTTTTCATTTTGGTTTTGGATTGTTTGGGTTTTATAATGGGGGGGTTGCCCCCCCCTTTGGGTTTAGTTGTTTAGGTATGCAATTAGTTTCATTCTTTTTAATTTCTCTGCATAAAAGTTAATATGTTGTTTGTGGTCTTCAATTGTATAATCAATATCACATTCGTTAAGCATTTTTTTTCGGCTTTCGTAGGTACTTTTTACGGCTTCATTATTTACTGTATATGAATAAACACCAATTTTTCTGCCGTGTTCACCTTTGCCTATTAAATCCAATCTACCGAAATACATATCACCATCAATTGTACAGGCAACGTAATCACGGTTAGACTTGCGTTCGCTAATTACATTGCCGTTGTTGTCAGTTACAACGTAGTGAAATTTGCCGTTTTTCAATGTTGTTTTGGTCAGTGTGTAAGTTGTGTTTTCCATTTTTTTTAGTTTTTTAGTTGTTGTTTGGTTCAGCAAATGTACAACGTTAAACGTTATCTGCAACACGAAACGCAAAATAATTTGTAAAAAACCTGTAACTGCCTGTAAATTAGGCTAATTATTTTTAGTTAACCGTTAACCCTATCCTAAAAAGTACGGTTAAAAGTGTAATCTGGTGCAGTTGTGTTAGCCTTGTAGGTGTATCCGTCCACTGCCACTACCTTAATAGGCTCATACACGGCAACAGTATTGCCCTCCCTGTACAGGTAACGCATAAGTTTAAAGGTAATGCTGGAATAACTCACGTATTGCACTGGTATTAACTCACCAATTAGAGTTAACTGTAAATTATCCGTTGTTAGTTTCGTTTCTGTTATATTCATTTTACCAGTTTTGCTATGCCAAATATAGCCAAGGCAAAGGAAAAGATTAACAGAATAATGTAAATAGGTTTCCACTCTGTTGACTGCACAACGGTTACCGTTTGCGTCTTGCGTAACGTCTCTATTACCATACGTAAACTATCCTCTGCACACGTAAACCTTATAGTATCGTGCTTAATGGTAACAGTGTTGGTAATCCTACCCTTTTTTTTAACCAGCACCGTGTCCCTTTTGTAAACCGTGTCGCACAGTTCACGTATGCTAATGGTATTGTAAACCGTGTCGCTGGGTAAAAAAATAGTCGTGTCCCTCACCTCCGTTATTACCTCTGGTGCTAATTTACGGTTACAGGCAGTGCTTACCAATGCCAATAGCAAAACCAATTTAATTGCTCTGCTCATACGTAAAAAGGTTACTAATTGCCTTACCTAAAGAGCCTACCAGTATAAACGCAATGCTTAACAGTTTGTCCTCTTGTATTACCCCCACCACTGCAACGGAGGCACTGGCATAGTTGCAAAAATCCCCAAACACACGTAACCACTTGTGCGTAGGTTGTCCGTAGTAGGACGTTTTTAATTTTATCCTGTCCATATTATTTTAGTTTAGAGTAACCGTATGGGTCTGCCGTGTATATGTTTTTCTCGCTAACCTTGTATAAGCATCTCTCACGTAGATACGTTGGCACGTAAAACGAGGGGCAACCTTTGTTAGCATACTGGTTATGTCCACCTATCAACACGTCTGGTGCGTATGTCAGCACTTCGGCTATTATACTGGACAAGACTTTATTTTGTTGCTCCGTAAGTGTGTCCTTTACGTTTTTACCTGTGGCATCCAAACCACCCACGTAACACACGTGCCTACTTACACTGTTTATGCCACTCGCTCCGTTTGTAATTTCGTTGGCATCTATCCAAGTGTCTCCATTGTGTTTAACAAACGTATGCCGTTGTCCGTCCAAAAGTATTAGGTCGCTATAGCCTACACGTGTCCAGCCTCTGCCTTGTGGCTTTGGCTTGGTGTGCCAATCTCTTACCGTCTGTGCCGTTACTGCTCTACCCTCTGGTGTGGCAGTGCAATGGATTATAAGGTATTTAAAAGGCTTACGGCTCATTTATTTTTATTTTTGGTACGTTCCTCCCACCACAGGCTAACAATTGAATACAACACAAGCAAAGCCGTTACAGAGCCAAAGGCAATAACAAACAGTTTAGCAGTTTCGTACTTCATTGGTATAGGTCTACGGCACTCTGGTTGTTTTCTATTTTTATAAAGTAACTAACCTTGGGAGTATAGCATAACGTGTTTAGTATTTGCATTAATTCCGTTACTGCCTTTTTACATTCGTATAGTTTGTTCTCACCTCTACGGTATCCCACCAGTATGCACCCAGATACGTCCTCTGTCGTGTTGCCTCCGTGTATTCTCACACCAGACCACATAGCACCGTAGCCGTCCGTACAAGTTAGGTTTTTATTGTTGTACAACAACGGTAACACTTGGCTAAACCTACTGCTAACGTTTAACGTAAAATCGTAAACTCCTGTCGGTATGCAAGTCTCTCCATATACCTTAACTCCTAACGGTCGTGCAACGTCTTCTAAAGTATAGCACTGAAAATTTAACTGGGGTATAGTCAGTATGCCAATTGTACTGCGTGTGGTAAACCACTTACGTTCTATGTTTATGAGCAGTTCCATTATTTGCCCCCTGTCGCTTTAAGTTGCTCCTTTGCCAAGTTCATATTTTGCTCGTAAAACGCAGACCGTTCTCTTGCCAGTTGTAGGTCTAAAATCTTTTTTTTGTGTTCCTCTATTTCCTTTTCTATGACTGCCATACGTACCTCGTGGTTAGTGGAAAAATCATAAACTTTTTCTACTTTCTGTTGTAACTGTTTATTGGTTTCCGTTTGGCTATCGTATGAGTTCTTTAATGACATAAGCAAGAAACCACCGACAATACCAAGCAACCACTTTAACAATTCCTTGTAACCCTCGTCTAATTTTAATGGCATTTTACTCTATGTAGATATAGCCTCCAAATATCGTAGTCAACGGATTGGTTGCCCACGTTGGGTTAATTGCTTTAATCTCTATGTAATCGTTTACTGCTACGGCAATACTTAAAGCAGTATTACTAAAAACTCGCTCACTTGTTGCACTACCAACAGTGGCTATAAGTGTGTCCGTTGTGTTGTTTTTCCTTATGTACAGTGACCAGTTTTCTGCCGTTCCAGCAGTACCAGAAAAACAGTAAATTTCTGCGTGTTTAATTGTACCAGCCTTACGTATGTATATTTTAGACGTGTTTGCAGTTGTCGTAGGTGCTTTCGGTAAGTTTCCAAAATAAATAGTTGCTCCGTCTGCTGGTGAGGACGTTAAAGCCTGTACCGTTAAAGTGTAGCCGTGTATGTCCAAATCACCACTACCAAGCAAAGTAATACCGTTAACGGTTTTAATGTTCGTGCCACTTACTAACGTATCCTGTTTGCTTCCTATCTGTGTTTGTACTGCACTGGTTACACCTTTAACGTAACTTAACTCTGTTAGGTTTGGATAGGTTGCAGTGCTTAACGAGGCAACAGTACTGCCTGTTGCATTAAAGTAAGTAAGTTCGTTGTTAGTACCTGTGCCTGTAACTGGATTGGTTAACGTGTTCTGTTTTGTTCCCAGTCCAACGTCTACATAGTTTTTAACTGCACTCTGTGAGGCAACTACACTGCCACTGCTACCAGCACCACCAAGCGTACCATCACTGCTTAAATCAACTTCCTCCACGTCACCAGCACCAGTACTAATCCTTCCTAACAGTTTTTTAGTACTGCTAACGTTTTGGATTTTTGCATACGTAACGGAGTCGTTGGCTATCGTCACTGCACCAGTGTTAGCCATTGTAACGTCTCCACTTAAACTCTGTGCCGTGGGTACACCACTTGCGTTACCTATCCATATTTTAGTGTCTGCAATGTTAGGTATGTCGTTAGTACGCATAATGGAAGAAACCATAATACTACCACTTGCACCACCACTAACCTTACCTACTTTACCAATATTCTGGATAAGGTTTGTGCCTGTTGGCTTAACTGTTGTAAGACCACCACCAGCCTTAACGTATAGTGTTTGGTTAGGTGTTGGTGTAACACCGTCTATGGGGTCTGTTGTAAACTGTCCAAAAAAACCAGAGACAACCACACCACCAAGACCGTTAGTTGCCATAGTGTTCCAAGCCAAACCAGTGGACGGCATTTTGGTGGGGTCGGATGCGTCAGCCTTTCCAACTTCAATAACGTTAGTAGCACCAACCATACCCATAATGTAAATAGGGTCTCCATAGTTAATGGTTGTGCCTCCTGTGTTTTTACATTCAAACACTACACGTGGTGACCAGTTTACACTAACGTCTACATACTCGTAGCCACTTGGTGCAATGTTTGCAATTGTTATACTACTGTCAAGAGTACAAGCAATTTTATTTATTAATTCTGACGGACTGCCGTCTGTTGCACTTGCTTTAACAGTAAACGCATCTGCACCCAAAGAGTATAACGGATTTATTGCAGTACCATCCCCACCCATTGTAACACCGTCTGTGCTTACACCTAAAAACTGCACTATTGGGTTTATAGGGTCTGTATTGTCTACTTTAACATTACCTCCAGCATCGTCTGAAACACTTTCCACAAAGCCACTGCCAACAGTAGCAGTTAATGGGTTGCCACTTGTACCGTCTCCAGTTATCGTTATTCCGTCAACTTCAACACCAGCAAATTGGATGATAGGATTTAATGGGTCTGTGTTGTCAACTTTAACAACACCACTACCGTCCTCGTTTACACTTTCTACTATTGTAGGCTTGTTAATTATCTGATTGTTGCCACTTGTCGCATTCCAGTCTATTGGTGACTCTGCAAGTGGGTAACCTGTTCCAAGTTCCAGCCAGTAACTTGCGTTGGTTGGCAGTATGCTATCGTTAGTTGCTATGCACCTATAGACTTTACCACTATAGTAAACCAATTCGCCAACGTTGTACGGACTACCGTAGGCACTTATGTGGTTTGTGTTAAACGGTATTGCAGTAAGCACATTGCCCCCTACTATCTGCGAGGCTACGTAATCCTCTACCTCTTTTTTACTCCACCAAATGTTAGAGCCGTCACCAGCAATAATAGTACTGTAGTTGTCTATGGCATTACCACAAACCCAGAAACCCTCGTCTGTCACCCAGCCTATCTCGCCAAGTCCCAGTACTGGGTTAATGGTTTCCCATTCTGCTTTAGTTCCTCGTTTAACTCGTATGCGTATTTTTACCTCTGCCATTAGGGTAGTCCTCCAGATATACCTGTTAAATTGTTTGCGTTTATTGGTATGTAAGTTATGTCCATTGGTTGCCCTCCGTCTAATGAGTCTATAAGTATAGACGGTGGGGTAATAGGTGACAGTGTGTTAATGTTAGCAATGGCAGTAACCTTGTCCTTAACGTTACAGTTAACCGTTATTTTATTTTTAATGTATGCCGTTGCTACAAACTTCATAACGCACTCACTCCCTCAAAAATGGAACGTTCTACTTTTTCTATCTCTATGTCTGTGTCTATGCTTATCTGTGTACTGTTTGTAAACATTGGATTGTTAAACGTTACCAGTACCTCCAGTTTTGCCATTTTCTCAATAGCCTTTAAACTGTCTGTTGCTTCCAATGCTACGGATATAACCCCACCCACTGCGTTGGTTATGGTAACGTCACCGTAACCCTCTGCACTCTTGTCCACAAGTGACCACTTACCAAACAGTCTACGTCCTTCACCGTACAAACCAACGAGCAAACCAGTTGCACCTGTTAGGTCTATAGGTGTGCCAGTGTCGGTATCCGTTATAGTTACCTCTATCTCGTATGTCGCTCCCCTTATCATAGTGTCTGCGTATAGTCTTTAACTCTCCAAACATTAAAGCCTGTTATTATAACTGGCTCTAACACTACATAATCTACCTCTGTAAGTGTAATAGTACCAGCAACGTCTCCAACTATCTGACCATTACTGGACAGGGTTGCCCACGGAGTTAAGTTAATGTCTAACGTTAAACCTGTAGACACTACTAACTTTATTGGAAATGCCGTCTGGTATCTTGCAATACTGTCTATGGTTTCCGTTGCATTGGTTGAATATAAATTGAACACACCAAGTAAATCGTTTTGGTCTGTGGCAGTATCCAAGTCCAAGGTTAACGGTGTGCTTGTTATGTCTACGAACTCTTGCAATGTGCTACCGTTGCTATCTATGTAGCCACCTGTAGCCGTATACAGTACTGGTACGTTTAACTCTGTAAGCACTGGCATAATAACTACCAACTGGTTTAAACTTGCACTGCTTGACCAACCCTGTGTAAACTTTAGTTTAGTGTTAACTAAAGATATATTATTTAAACTTCCGTTAAACGATTGGCTTGATTGTATAATACTGTTATTAAAGTCACAGTCTAAAATCTGGGAGGCAAAACCACCCTCTGGATTATAAAAAGAACTTACGTTTTTAAAACTGTTCCTACCAATGTTTGCACTCAAAGTATCCAAATCTCCTAACTGGCTTCCGTTATCCGTTACTTTATTACTTACCATTACACCGTCCATAAATGCCCAGTTTTTATAAGTCATATCGTTACCACTGTAAACGTTGTCCCATTTGTCTCGTGCAGTAAATACATTAACAGAGCCTCCGTTAATTATAAAATTTACGTCACTGAAAATTTCATCATTATAAAATGATGCCGTTGTTATGTATTGCCAGTTAACCACGTCTGCGTCTGGTGTGGTAAGCGTACTGCCGTTTGTCAAACGATTATAAACATTATTTTTGTAGGCTACTTTGTCACCTATTACATAACTTAAACCACCATACCAGCGTGTCGTTGTTGTAATGTTTGGGCAACGTTCAACCAACCAACCAGAGTTACTATAGGTGCTATTGGTTAAACTGCGTACAAAGTAAAAAGGGTACGCACTCGTTAGCCTGTATAAACGGTTAGGGATTAAATCCCCATTTGTTGCGTCCGTTTCAAAATTAACAACTGTAGTTATTATAACTTGGTCATTAACCAAACCGTGCAACTCCTGTGCAGTTACTTCGTTTGCACCTCCTTTGTCCAAGTACGTATCCTTGTTAACCTCGTGTGCAAGTTCTCCAATGCTGGTTAACTGCCAGACTGCTGGGTAAGAGGTAGGAACTTCACCAAGAGAGGTAGCAACTAAAAGTTTATAAATGTTACCAGCATAACTGACGTAGGTAGTACCTGTGTAAGTTGTGCTAATGCTCCACGGATTTAACGAACTGCCAGAGTTCATACTGGTTAGGTAGTCGTAAATCTCAATAAAGTTAGTGTCAAGTTCTGTAAATGTTAACTCGCTACCCTTGTTGGTTAAAGGTGGGTTATTGGTACTGCGTAAAATAATATCCTGTATAGCCATTAGATTTTACTTGCTGGTGTTAGTTTGTGTATGAATTTACTGGTAAGTGTCTCGTTACATTTGTTTCCAAACAAAGGAAACAGTGCAGAGTTGGCACGGACATACCTAATGGTGTCCTGTAAATATAGTCCTCCTTCGTTGCGTTTCTCTGACGCAATGCTGATAATTAACTGGGGGTCTGTTTGCTCACTGTACTCGCTCGTTTTGGCAACCATTCCAAACGGTGTGTCTACTGCGTTTTTATGCAACACGTAACGTGCGTATGTGAAACAGGCAAGAGATGCCTTTAGACCTTGAAACGTTACAGTGTCTCCATTATCGTTTACATACGTGCCACCCTCTAACAGTGTTTTGTAATTATCGTTTAGATAGTTTGCAATTAAGTCAGTCCAGAAAACGTCACCAAACACTGGACGTATGTCTACGTTTTGGGATGCCAGTATATGGCTAAACAAAGTGTCTTCTTCTCTTGCGTGTAGTGCTACCTGTGCATACGGTGTTATGTCCGTTCTGTTAATGAGTAACGTTATTGGCTCTGGCATATTTATTATTTTAATTGTTGTGGCAATGGTAAACCTTTAACAATGGCAGTGGCTATGTTAATGTCCACACCGTACACGGCTACCATATAGTTTATTTTCTGCTCTGTCGTTAGCAATGGGTCTACTATCAAACCTTGCAAGGCAACCAACTTTCCTACCTCCAACACTTCGCCAAGTGGCTTAATTGTTTTCTGTTCCTCTAACCCAGTAAGTGGGATTATTAAATAATCTCCGTCTGGTGCTGGGTCTCCCTCAAACCAGTTTTTTAGTATTGGCTCAAACACATATGACAACTTGTTACGTTCATCTGCCGTGCGTTCGTCATAGTTTGCCTTGGCTTCCTCCCACTCTTTAGACAGACCTAACTGCCCTTGTGTTTTTATTGCGTGTAATGCTAACGGTTGTCCGTAGCAACGTATTACGTTTTCTCGTACTGTGGTTTCCGTCAACTCGTAAACCTTGTCGTTATCCTGTTTGTCTACTTTTATTAACTCTGGCTTTGCACTTGGTTGGGGACATTCAACAACTACGATTTTATGACTATTGTCAACACCTTGGAAACTGTTAACTGCCTCTACGTATGCGTCTCTCTCTTGCTCACTGGCAAACTCTCCGTTAAAAACCCAAAAGTAGTTAGCCATAAAGTCCGTGCTTATGCCTCTGTACTTCCACATTTTTATCCCAGCATCCGTTAACACGTCTTCAAAGACTGGGTCGCATACTGCTGGTGGGTAAATGTTATGTCCTTTCTCTGAAAAATAGTAAACCTGTCCCCTCCAATTGTCAAAACCACCAGCCTTGTTTATCTGGTCGTAAATTATTTCCAAATCATTTGTGTAAAGGTCGTAGGTCTGCAACAGTTTTTTATCAAATGTCCCTGTTTCCCTCGCCCAGTCTGGGTGTACCTTTACCTGTGTGACGTTTAGCATATCGTCTGGTAGTTCCAAACGGATAAACTCGTAAGGTATATGCTTAATGCTTATGGGTTGTAACAACGCATTGTATGTAATGTGGAAAGCATAACCCAAATACATAGAACGGTCTGCACACAACAGACGGTGTACGTCTGCCAGTGTCTGCATCTTTTCGTTAACAATTAACTTTTCAAGGTTTTGGTTACGATAGCCTCTACCTCGTAGGTGTTTTGCAAATAAATTGGTACAAGCCGTAGCAGTGCCACTACTGTTAATGGCATTGCGTACCCTCTGTGGGTATATGTTATCTGCGTCATACATTTGCACACCGTTTGCCTTATCATCTCTGTAGGCTAAACGTTTGGTTGCAAAGGACGGTACTGCTATGCGACTGTTTTGGCTCATATTGTTTACCTATTTGCGTTTCTTTTTCGCTGGTGTTTTGTGTTTGCCACTGTTTTTATTTGCAAGGGTCTCCATTGCCTTGGGTTTACCTCGTGGCTTTAGTATTTTTATTTCTGGCTCTGGCTCTACCTCCACAGTTTCTACGGCAACAGGTGTAGCCTCTACTGTTTTTATCTCTACTGCTACTGGCTCTACCTCCAATGGCTCACCGTTCACCGTAAAAAGTTTACTGTTGTTTGCGTTTTCCTTTAACAATGTCTCGGCTATGGCATCCGTGCAGTTGTAACGTGTAACCATTATGCCAAGTTTACTGCTATAAATCCTAACGTTAGGCTTCATAGTGTACCTTGTTACCTTGTCTGCTTTTATAAGCATATCCTTGTTACTTTTTATGTGTAGTTTCACTATCCAGTTTAGTTTATGTATTGCCTGTTCTATATCGTTAGGGCAACTGTTGCAATTAGGTTGCTCGTTAAATGTAAATGTGTAGTACTCTAAAAACTTTTCGTAAACGTTTTCCCTGTTTACCAAAGTATAAACGTTAACTATTTTAAGAAACTCTACAACGTCTGTTATTTTGTGCATTCTGTAAATGTATTAAAAAAGGGGAAAGGGTTACACCCTCTCCCCCCAAACAATTGACAAGCCAAACAATTATAACAGAGCAATTATCGCAGAGTCGGTTGTAGCCAAGTCAGTGTCAAAGAAAGTCACTGGAGGCTTACCCTCACGTGCGTACTCTTGTGTCTTTAATTCAATCTTGAATGCTCCAAGGTTCTCCGTGTCGTTGGGGTTACGTTCCAAGACTTCGGCTTTAAGTCCAGAGCCAACTCCGTAAATCTCATACTTGCAGTTACCTGTAGCACCAGTGTAGTTATTCTGTACGATACAAACAAAGTTACCATCTTTCATATTAAGAATTTGCTTTTTTGTATCTGGGTCAATTTTAAAAATCAACGCACCTACTGAATGCTCAAACTGGTTTACGTATTTGCCTTTTATCATAGCAAACTTCGGCTCTGTAGACTGCAACTGTCCCTCAAACGTAAAGAATGTTTTAGTTGCAACCATAGTAATAGAGTCGGCTAACATAGAGTTACCAGCATCGTATGTGATACTCGCAATGTCTTCTTTATTTGCAATGTAGAACGTTGCAACAACACCAGACGTTAGAGGGTCTTCGCAGTTCAACTCAATACCAGCAGTGATAGCACCACAGGCATAAGCCATACCCTTACGGTCACTGTGTGAGTAACCGTAAGAAAGTACAACAGAAGATACAAACGAGATAGCACCAGCAATGTAGGTGGTTGTGGGGTCACCTCCACCAATCAAAGAGCCAAAGAGAAACGCACCTACGATACCACACAGGGCAACGTAGAGCAATTGCAGTTTATTTGTTTTCATATTTATATACCTCCGTTTTTTAGTATGCAACTTGTACCATATTGTCTACACCTACTTTGGCATCAATTGACGCACCGAACTTGGCATACATTACCTCTGCATCTTTAGAGTACCAAGCATCCATTTCCGACAAAGTACCAGAGGTTTCTACACCCAGCAATAAGTTGGATTTTGGAGCAAGTAGGATACGGTGTGGCAACACAGATTTTACTGGTGTGGCATCGTCTCCAAAGTAAGCCGAAATCATCCTATCCCACAACTGTACAGGCATAACGTTTATACCGTTCCAAGTAAGTGTCGTAAGTCCGTTCTCTTGACGGTTGTAAGGCAACTCAATACCAGAGATAGATTTACGTTCTTTTTCCAACTGGTCATATACTGACTGGCTAACGTAGTAAGATAAATCTGCTTTGCCCATTGAACGCAAACGCATATCTGCGTCATACCATACGGAGTCCAATGCTAAAGACACTACTTGGTTTGTAATGTCTGTACTGTTGAACTTTTGCAATGCGTAGGAGGCTTGTGCGTTTTTAGTAGCCAAACCAGTAGAGGACAAACGAGATGCGTTAGCAGTTACAATGTCAAACACCTGTGACCAGATACCGTCTATAGCATTGAAAAACGCAATTTCACCAGCACCTAAATTGTTGTTAGTTCCAGCAACGATGCCTTTATCACCAAACCAAAAATGTCTCTGGTAAACTTCAGAAATAGTATCGGACATTTGCTCTACAATAAAGGTAGCAAGTTCAGTGCCTGTAAGGTCTGTCTTGTTTACACCTACGTTAAGCATCCACTGTGCAAAGGTGTCCATAAAAGTGGCAAAACATTCCTCGTAACGGTCTCCAATGTACTTTGGTGTCCACGTCTTTTCTATTGCATCAAATCCCCAAGTACTGTTAGTTGGAGTTGGACAGGCAGTAACCTGTTTACCAGAGAGACCAGTGTGCCGTCCCCAGATAATTAGTTGCTTGTCTGCTTTGATTCCCTCTTGTACAGTGACCATACTGGACAAGATAGGGTCTTTAAAGAAACCCTCAAAAAGGGTCTCGCTCATACTGGTTACCTGTTGAGGTGTCAGTGCTGGTAAGTTGTTAATTAGTGCCATTTTCTTTTATCGTTATTTTAAATTAAAATGCTATTGTAGATTTTTTAGTACTCTTGTTTTGGAGTTCCTTAATACGTGCCTTAATGTCCTCCTTTGATGCTTCCACTGTTGTGTCTGCCTTTTTGTTAAAGTTTACTTTGGCATTTGGGATAGCAACGTTTACCTTTAAGGTTTTTAGGTGGTTGGTAATTACTGCCACTTCCTCTACCATTTGTGTTTGTTCTGCTTTAAGTTCTGCATTCTCGGCAGTCAGTGCGTCCAATTGGTTTTGCAGTTCCTCCAGTTGTTTCTGTAGGTCTGCTTTGGTTGCATCCAAAATACTGTTTTCAATGGAGGCTGATGCCATTTCCATTTCAGTAATTAGACCACCTACTACAGTAATCATAGTGCCGTCTGCCAAGGTGTAAACACCCTCTGCTGGTTGTCCCTCTACGGTTACGGTGTCACCTATTGCAAGACCTTCGCCCACCATAGTTATTTCAAGTTCCATTCCGTCTGTGGTCTTCACCATTTCGTTAAACGTTACTCCGTGTGCCTTCAAGGCAGAGAACGCATCTTTAAAGATTTTTCCAATCTTGCTCATTAGTTTTTTATTTTTAGTTGTAAAGTTAATTGTTGCGTAAGCCTTGACGTTGTCCAGTATCTCTGTGGCAAACTTTAACTCGTATGCCGTCTGTGCTGGTACTAACTTGTCTTCCTTCATTAGGTCGCTCAAAATCTCCCTTTCGCTCCCAGTCATATTTACATAAAAGTCCAGTAGTTGGTTTTCTATGCTACGCAGTTCCTCTGCCTTTTTGGTTAACGTATCTGCGTCACCCTCTCCAAACGTCCAAGGGTTATGTATTAAAAACTGGGTGTTGTTATATAGTTGCCGTTTATCTCCAGCCATAAAAATAACTGTTGCAATACTGGCAACCAGTCCAACACCTTTAGTGGTTATTGGTTTGTCTAACGTTGTAAGATATTGGTAAATGCCAAAACCCTCCGTTACTTCACCACCTCCACTGTTTATGTTAACTATGTAGTTGTCTACCTCGCCAAGGTTCTGCACCTGTTCCATAACATTACGCAGACTAACCTCGCTGAAACCGTCAGTACCAATACTACCGATTATGTTAATGACTCCACTTTTAGGCATAACTGTAAAATTAAAGTTTATTGTTTTATCTTTTTCTCAATAGTGTGCAACGGCTTACGCATTATGCTAATTGCCCTGTATACCGTGGCAGTGCTTACCCTAAACTCATTAGCCACGTTACAGATAATTACTTTGTTAGGTGTGTTACGTAGTCTGGTCTGTTGGGTTGCTACCGTCTCCGTAATTCTCATATAGGTTTTAGCCTTGGGTGACAATAGACCAGCAGTTACCAAACGTGGTAACGCACCAGACTCGTCCAGTTTTTTAATCTCGTTATAGACTGCTCCTTGACTCAATAACACTAACCCTCGTTTGTACATTGTTTATCTCTGTTACGGCTACTACTGGTGCTGGTGCATTTGCAAACCCTTTGGCTATGGAGTTCTCTAATATTTCGCTTGTGTTTATAATAGGTGCAGATATGGTGCTACTGGTAAAGCCACCGTCTGCAAACGTTCGCACTCCTGTACGTCTCCACCTTTCCAAAGATGCGAACACCTCTGGTGCTTGTCGTATCTGCCAACTTGGACTTACCCACTCCGTACCAGCCTCACCAGCCAACTTCATACCTCCGTCTCCACCTTCCCACATAGTGGGACTGCTCACGTAACCACCTCCGTAATTGTTTTGCACGGACGGCATATATTCTGCCATAGCATCTGCAACGGTGTAACCACCCTCTGCAAACTTCTGGGCATTTACTGCGTTTATGTTTGCAATGGCTCTGGCTATGGCAGAGGCAGAGAGTATACCAGCCAACACTACTGCACCTGTTCCAGCAATTACAGATTTACCACTGTCCTTACCAGCACCCTCCCAGTATCCCGAAATTTCTTGATAGGCATTTATTAAAATCTCTGCCTTTGCCAGTGCCTGTATTGCCCTTGCGTTTTTCTTACGGTCTGCCTCGTTTTTACCAAGCAATTGACTAAAACTTGATAACGCACCTTTCGTGGCATCCAGTAACTGGTTTTGCAGTAGTTTCTGTGCTTCGGCAGTTTCTTTGGTAGTCTTTAAAATCTGCTCGTTGGTTGCTACCGTCATTTGTAAACGTGCATCGTTACCAGCCTCCGTTACCGTAGTTAACTCTGCCTGTGTCTCCGTCTCCGTTGTTAACTGTGTTGTTGCCCTGTCTTGGTTTATCTGTGCTAACTGTTCGTTATACTGTTGCTCTGTTATTACTTTTTTATTTAACTTTTCCTGTGCCTGTTTCTCCAAGTTGTCAAAGTAAAGAGCCTCGTTAACTTGTCTGCTTACAGTGTACTCCTTTTGCAGTTCCAGCAACTGGTCGTTTTTCTGTATCTCCAAACCAAGTAAACTCTGTTGGTAATCTTCTTCGTTAATCAAACCCTTTGACTTGTCCAGTTGTAGTACGTCCTGTTTGGCTTTTATGTTAGCCTCTACCTGTGCCTTTTGCTGGTCAAGATTATTTTTTAAACTTTCGTTGCTTTCCTGTAGAGACTGTTGTGCGTAATTGCGTTCTATCTCTAAAACTTTTATTGCACTCTCTTGGGTTAGTGCCGTGCGTAGAGCCGTCTCTTTTTCTCCGTTGCCTTTTATGTCTGCCAGTTTTCTCTGTAGTGCCTCTGCCTCTATTGCCAGTTCTCTGGTCTTACCGTCTACTATTGTGTTTAAAAGTGCATCCGTTGTGGCTCGTGCTAACTGTTTCTGTGCCTCACTGTATTGCTCTGCTTTTTGCTTACGTGCATCTCGTGCCTCTGCCTCTATCTCCAGTAACTTAACTTGGTAATTGCTCTCTATAAGTTCCCTCTGTTTGGCACTTAACTGGGTGTCCTCTAACTTGGCATCCCTCTCCTGTTTGGCTATATCCTTTGCAAGTTTAACAGTGTCCCTACCTCCTAACTGTGCGACACGTAACTGGTCTTGCAGTAGTCCTATCGTACTGTTAATTTCGTCTGCTCTTAATTGCTTACGCAGTTTACTGGTTGCACTGGCTACCTCTTTTTCCTTGTCTAAAATAGCGTCTTTAAGATTAAAAACAGTCTCCTTTAACTCTGCTTCTGCTTTTGCCTCATCCCTTGTTAATTGCCCTCGCTTTTTTTTCTCTGCGTTTTCCTGTTGTAATATTTCTAACGCCTTTGCCTCTCGGTCTAATTGGTTTTGCAGTAACTGCTTTTCCAACTCTCCAGCCTCCTTTAGTGCGTCTATTCGCTCTTGGTCTGTCTTGGTTTTGTCCTCACTTGCTACCTGTAAATCTTCTATTGCTCTTTTTAGTTCGCCCTGTGTCGCTATGTTATCTATGTCCCTTTGCTCCAGTGCCTGTTTAGCCTTTTCCAATTGCATTGCCTTGTTAGCACTCTCTACGGCTTTGCTTCCAAAACTTGTCAGACTGTCTATGGCTTTGCCAAAATCCAGAGTAGCAATTGCACTGGCTATGTCCACTATCGTACCTATGACGGTTTCAAAGATAGCAGTTAACCCAGCCATTGCCTGTTTTAATTTGTCTATGCCACTTTGGAACTTGCTAAAATAACTGATAAGACCAACCACGGCAGTAACCAGTAAACCTATGCCAATGCTTTGCAAACCCACCTTTAGTATCTGTGTGGCTCTTGCTCCTGTAGTCATACCTTGCGACACACCAGCACCAGCCTTGTTGGCACTGTCTCCTACTGCGTCCAAGTCTCCAACGGTTTCCTTTGCACTGTCTCCAACTTGTTGCACTGCCGTACTGCCTTGCTCCAGTACCTGTGTGCCACTGGTAACAGTGTCGTTGGTCTTACCCCACGTTGTGCCAAAATCTTTAATTGCATCTACCGTAGTGTTATATCCGTCTGCTATAAGTTTAGTGCCTTGCTGGACGGCATTGTATACGGACGTTCCACTTTGTATAATACCTTGTACCTGTCCAATGGCTTGTCCAAACAGACCAGTGTTTTGTATGGCTTGTTGGAAACTCTGCGTATAATTACCAACGTTTAACCGTCCGTCTTTTATACCAGCATTAAACTCCAGCAAACCCTCCTTTAATTTCAACACTTGTGCCTGTGCTTTTTTATATTCTGCCGTTAGCACTATAGTACCGTCTGCATTTATCTTAACAGTGTTGGCTAACGTTTTTAGTTTTACCTCTGCGTCTACGTACTGCCTGTAAAGTTTCTCGTAACTCCCCTCCTGTGCTTTGTTAACTTTTCCAAGGTTGTCCAGTTGCTTGGTGTAGTTGGTTAACTCACCTTTAGCCTGTCTGGTCTGTGCTTCGTTTTCTGCAACGGCTTGGGTAATCTTTTTGTACTCTGCACTCCCAACACTTAAACCCTTTAAACCGTCTGTTAGTGTCTTGTTATTTTGTGCCAGTTCTGCCAGTGCTACCTTGGTGTTGGTTATGTTTTGTAGTAACTCCTGTTGCTCTGGTGTCCCACCTAATGCCTCGCCAATGGTATCCCCCATTGTTTGCATTGCCAACTCCAACTCTTTGGACTTGTCAATAGCAGACTGGTTGGCTTCCTCTCTCTGTGCCTGTAACTCTTGCTCTGCCTGTGACTGTGCTATACTCGCCTGTCTGGCTTTCTCTGTTGCGTCTATCTGTGCCTGTGAGGCTTTCTGTGCTTCCTCTGCTTGTTTGGTTTGTGTCTTACCAAGGTTATCCAATTCCTTTTGCAGAGTTCCTAACGTACCTTTAGCCTTACGTAACTGTGCTTCATTTTCAACTATTGCCCTGTTGGCTTTGTTCCAACTTGCACTACCAATGTCTCCAGCATTTTTTAAATCGTTTGCCAGTTCCTTGTTAGTAGCCTTTAAACGTTCTACCTCCCTACGTGCCTCCGTAATGCTTTTAAGGTATTTGTTGGTCTCTATGTTTAGGTCTATTATTACAACCCTTTTAGCATCTGCCATTACTGTAATTTTAATAGTTCAACTTTTACTGGCTTGTCACCTGTCCAGTCTCCAACTTTTTGGATATAAAAATAACTGTTATACTGTTGCAAGTAAATTGGTGTCTTATAGTCCAACGTCTGCACGTCCACTGCTGACAATAACATAAAACAGTTTAACTCACGGTAACGGTTAACTATTTCCGTAAACGCATTATAGTAGTTAGGATAAAGGTACTCGCTCCACGTCAACTGCTTTGAGCCTACAGGCATACCAGCCTCTCTGTAAAAGTAAGCCGTTTTAGCCGTGGTGGTATTATCCGTGTACACAAGTCCACCACTGTTATGCACTATGCTAAAATAGAATGGAGGCACTGCGACACGTAACTGGTCAAGTATTAAAATCCGTTGCTTGTTATCGTCACCCTCCAACTCGTCATAATCGTTGTAACGTTGTATGTATGCTATTTGCTCACCGTTCAAACGTGTTAGGTTGTTGCTACCACTGTAAGGCAGTTTAACCATTGTAAACTCTACAGGCAATGTGGTATCTTCAATAGGTAACGTGTAAAGTCCAAAGTTCGCTCCAACTGCGTCTATGTTTTCCCAAGCAAAATAATTGCTTTGTGCGTACTTGGGTGGTCTACTGTTCCAACTGTTTGCATTTACGTTTACTACCTTATCCGTCCAGTCTTTTGCAAACGGTATGTTTTCTGCCACTTTGGATAATGGGCAAAACTCTACCTGTTTTATGTTTTCATTTACAAACACAATGCAACCAAATAAATTGGCAATTGATTTTAAAAACGCACCTACTGTAAAGTCTGGCAAACACTGGGAGGGCGAAAAAATAGAACGGCTCAAAAATGGGTAACCAGTGGTCTGCATAATGTTTGTGGGACTGGTGTCGTAATCCACTAACCTATCTGCATCTGTTGTGCCTCTGTCCTCTATAAACTCTTGCTCGTAGGTTATGCTGATTATTGCCCAGTCTTGGTTACTGTAAACCTCAAACGTATCTGTACTGTGTGCCGTTTTCTGTGTGTAATATTCCAACTCCGTCCTGTAACCAAACGGACTAAATGGTATGGGGTTGTTACCGTTCAGACCTGTGCCACTGCTGGTCTGTGAGCCGTAGTAAACTGCACCGTTACCACTTGGGTCTAACTCCGTTGTTACGCACGTAAAAGCACCGTACAAGTTCGTTAGTGTTGGGTAGACTTTTATGGGTGCAGAAAACGTGTTACTAAAGTTAAAGTTTATTTTTATTCTGTACAGTCCACTGTCTACGTAAAACCTCAAACGATTGTAAGCAGTAACTGGGTGGGTAACTATGTAAGGTATCAACTGACTGTTGCCGTTTGCATCTATGGGAAAACCGTCCACGTCTGCCGTTGCTATCTGTACTTTAAATCCTGTGTTAATTGGTACACCAGCCTGTAGTATGTTTTGCGTGGTTAGGTTTTGCGTTTTCCAACTATTACGGTACTCTGGGTTTTTATCCCTCGTTAGTTTGCTTTCGCTAAAAGGAAAAACAAGACTACTGTAAAGTGTATCGTTAAACAGTTCACCTGTGAACGTGTAACCTGTCTCGCTTTGTATTTCATTCATTACATACGACAGACGCAATGCTGGTAGCATAGTGCGTAAGTTAATGTCGTTGGTAGTGGTTGCACTTATATCCGTAATATCGTCACTATATGCCACAAGTGGGTACAAATAATCTTTAGTGCAGTCCCTCGCTTCGTAAATTGTTTTCTGCCAGAGGTGGTGTTGGGCAGAGTAGTACGGTAAGTTACGTAACTTAATGGAGTTGATGAATTGGTAAAACGGTGAGTTGCCAGTGTAAAAAGTTAGCCTAATTTCGTTGGCACTCATTCCGTCACTCTCTACGATAACTGCACCTCGTGGCATCTCAATACCGTTAACCTTTAAAACTGCCTCGTGCCTTTTATATGCAAAACTGGTGTTACTCTGGTACGTGTAAACATTATCCAGCACCCTCCTGTTTTTTTCTGTTACAGGTATGATAAACGAACGTGAGAAACTGCCGACTTTTTCGCTAATGTCTCCCCAGTCCTGTGCCTGTAGCACGAGGCTAACCGTTGCCTTGTCTCCAAGGTCTAACGTTTCTCCGTTTACAATTAACTCTATTGATTGCATTAGTTAGCCACGTTGTAATACTCTGGTAACTCTATTTGCAGTTCCAACTCTACGTCTGTCTGTCTGCTCGTATACTTGACTCCTTTGGGTGCAATGGTTACACCTATCCAAGCCAAGTCTGGGTCTGTCGCAAGTTTGGTGGCATCCCATAACATAAACACCTGTGGTGACATTTCCACCTGTATGATTGCGTCTGCCTGTTCCTTGCTTACCACGTCACCTAACAAGTAACGTTTAACTTGGTTGGCACTTAACAAACGTTCACGGTAAATGCCTCTGGCTATATCTTCGTTATCCACTACAAACGTACCGTTTTGCTTGGCTACGTAACTGGTCTCGTTAACCTTGTCAAACAACCAAAAGTCCCAGCCACCAAGTACGTTTTTCCACATTAGGTAGATTGGATTTTTACGGCAGTCCTTATTTAATAAAACCCTTTTCTTTTCTGTTATCCTATAAACTGGGGTTACACTTGCTGGGGTCTGTGTCGTGTAGTTATCCTGTACGTAATCGTCCTCCACATAGTTGTTAGACGCAACGTTGCCACTCTCCAACCAAACGTCTACCTGTTCCACGTTGCTGGTGTAAGTTCCTTTAAGTGTTAATTGGTGTATGCCTACGGAAACTTTAAAACCTAAATTGGCATCGTTGTGGTTTACTATGCTACCGTTAGTGTCTAACTCATCTTCCTCTCGTGTGTTGTTAAAACCAACTATTGGAGTAGACCAGATAAACGACAGACTGAATGGATAACCAATAAAGTAAACAGGGTTGCTAAACAACGTAAGGAAATTAGCATAGATGCCAGTAACTCTCTGTGGTACGTAATCTGCGTAGTTCTGTCCGTATTGCGTTAGCAAATACTTTGCACCGTCTACCGTGTAGTAACGAACTGGTTGCTTTGCTCCGTTTACTATTTCCTCCTCTTTAGTTACGTTAACGTCCGTAATCTGTTGCCCCTCCTCTATATAACTGTTACGGTATTGGATAGTAAAATAGTTCCACCCAGTATACTCCAACTCGTGGACGTTATTAAATCCAAACTTGTTACGTTTGTACATTTTATACTCTAACAATGTACGCACGTCCATTTTAATTATCCCAGCCGTGTCTGGTGTGCCTACTATCTCACCAAGGTACTCCACTTGTTGTGTGCTTGGGATATATGCGTACACTTTTAAAAATAACTTGTAACTTATTTTTTTTGCCCAGTTGAGGTAACCAGTGCTGGGTAGTCCAAGTGTCCAAGGTATGTCTGTTGTCAATTCAAACGATTGTCCAACTGCCGTAACCGTTCCAGTGTTTACCGTTGTGCCACGTACAATGGTAATAACGTCACCTATTGCTATATTTTGTTCGTCTAAAACCCCAGAGCCTTGCGTGTTGTTAGTGACCAGCACGTAACCACCTTGGTTGGAAAAACTGCAATATGCATCTTTACGAGTAAACTTAAAAACGTAGGGTTGCCTGTTGGACTGCCAACGTACCATATACGTAGGATTTAAAACGTGTCCCCTTTCTGGTCTTATTAACTCTATCATTATTTAAATGCGTTAACTATGTCCGTGCTTATCTCTGCCTCTATCTCTGTGCCTATCTCGTTTAAAATTGCCTGTATGCTATTCTCCGTAATGACGTTGGTATAAACCTCTCTGCGTTCACCAAGCAAATGCAATAACGTACCACGTTGGTGTATGGCACGAGTGATAAGAAAGGCTAAACTGTCCTTTGTCATATTGCCATCTGGTGTTATGCCTTTATCGTCTATCCATTGCCTAATGGCTCTGCCCACTGCACCGTCTCCGTCCCTACGTGTCGCTCCCCTACCTTGCTCTACAAATGCCCAGCCAATGCCACCAGTAATGGACATACCTACGGCACTGTCCGTGGTTGTCGTTTCCACTTGTAAACTCTGGGACGTTCTGCCACTGGCATTAGCACCAGTGCTAACCATCATAGCCTGTAACTCCAGCACGAGCCTATCCCCCTCACGTTGTAAAATGCTCTCTATGCGTTTAAGGTCTAACACTGGTATGCTATGGGTTCATTTATGGTTAAGGTAAAGGTAAACACGTAACCAGTTAAATTATCATCATACTCGTGCAACAATTCCCTACGGTTAACCTGTCCGATTGCTATCTTATTATTTGGATGCTTGTTTAGGTTTGTAATAAAACGGTAGTAGATAAGTTGCAACGTTTCCAAATAATTTAAATACTCTAAAGTTGCCTGTTCGTTGTTGGCTATGTCTGCCGTATAACTGCACAAACCAGACACCTCACCTATTACCTCGTAGGTTGTAGTAACGGCATTGTTTTGGTGTATTACGTCACGTGGGTTAACCAGATGCACCCAGATACGTGGGTAGTGTTCACTCTGTAAATTACTGTACGCTTTTGCTCCACGTCCGTAGTGCTTCACTCCGTCCGTTGCCTCTGCCACGGTTTTTAGTATGGTTTCAATCAGTCTCACCTCTTTAGTATTTTGTGTAGTTGTTTAGTAAATCTTGCTTCCTCTGCTCTACGGTATAAGGTTGTAAATGCCTCACTGTATGTAATGTTAAAGACTGCGTCATACTTGGTAGGGTCTCCGTTCGCTAATGTATAAATTAAATTGAACTCCCCAAATTTGTTAAACCTATCTATACCAGCCTCCACCTCGTTTATGTCTGGTGTAACGTTTAACGTTTTGGCTTCGGCTTCGCATACACTATGTAACCACGTAAAAAAAAATCTGCCTCTGGATAGGCTTCTACTACTGGCATATTGTAAACCTCTTGCTCTATTTCCTTTACGTGCTTATCGTCCCACTTTTTATCTGGGTGCAAATACGGTGCGTAATAGTTCGCAACCACGGAGGCTACCAGTTCACTGTGTGCCGTTTTCTTTTCAATGCCATTAGTGACCAATTGTTGCATAAATAACTTTTGCCCGAACCTCTCTTGACCAACGTCACGTATAACCTTTAACTTTATGCCGTTTATCGTTACCTCGTTTGCTCTACGTATAGCCA